TTAGCTGTCTTTGATGCACGCTCTTTATTAGAGCCAAATCTCAGAGCTCTACTGCTTGACCTGTCTCAGATTTTTTTGTTTCTCTCCCATCAATAATGTATTTATTTGACACACTGAAATGGTCTCAGTTAAGTGATCGGTCAATAGCAACAAATCAACAAAATCGTGTCATCTCTCGCGAGACCATTCAAGAAAATTTGTGTTTTTTCTTAACACTTATTATCACTATCAACTACTACTTGAAATCTACTCCTTCTTTCTTACCTCCGTTTCCTTCGTTCAAACTCATTTATATAATAGCACTCTTTGGGAATTTCTTTGTACGTTTGGGATCCTCTTTCCTACAAGAGTACAACCTCAGCTCTAAGTAGTCCTGAGAATTGGATACGGAGAAACTATCGAGATAGGTGAAAACTCTCCCAGGGTGCACAGGTAGGGAATTGGGCTCTATTAGCAATCCAACATGATGATCCTGACAATTGTCAAGGAAATCTTTCAATCCAGCTGAGAAGATCCACACAGGAGTCCCTGATTTCTCAATTGGGATCCCTGGCATTTGTAATGCCTCTATTATATCCGCATCCATAGTGTTCTCCATACAAACATCTACACAGTCCACATCTTTAAGGGTCAAGAACAGATCAAGACCTTCTTGGATGATGTGATATAAACCAATGTTGGCCCATATACTAGGAGCTGCGAAAGCACTCCTCCCCAACAGTAAACTTGCACTGAGTAGAGTATCTCTTGAGGTGATCCCATTCAATCGCATCTTCTTACCCACTATATCATATGCTGAGCTCAAGTTCCATATGAGATTGAGCAGGGCTCCAACAAATGGATCTAGTCTCTTTGACGTAGAGGTGATCAACTTCCCGTATAGAGGTAAGGCTTTGTTCAAGATATGGGGATCTTGATGCCTGTCTAATATGATCTCTAAATCTACGAGCATATCACGTGCTGCCATTTGAAGATCAGTTAGAGAAGAATGTTCTGCAATATCCCACAAAGGAGAATGCTTCCTAGTCAAGATTATCATTACGATATCAAGAATCATATTATTCTGTGCCCAGAATTGTGCTGCTCCTCCGGTCTTCCCTATGAGCATGTGGTGAATTGTCAAATCCATCCCTTTCCGATTAACAGTCGTGACCTTGAGCACTTTCATCATAGGACGTATGAAGTCAATCAGACATTGAGCAACAGGATTGTCTCGAGCCATACCGTAATTGCTATGAGATGCAGTGTCTCGTGGACAAAGAGATATGTTTCTTCTCCAAATTAACTGGCGAACGATGTTCACCCCTGCTTCGGTATAATCTGATCTTCTTTTCCAGTTGTGTAAGAGATTCCTGAGAGGGTTCAAATCAAGGCTTCCAAACTCTACTGGTGGGCCACTATACCCTTTGCATACTAAGAAGAATTCATCAGATACATAGCTGCTGAACGTTGGTTTTATCAACTCTTTATAATGATAGTGTCTCCCAACTAACTCCACCAGTTGGTCTACATGAGCTTGATGGACTGACGAAAATAACTTGATAACAATAAAGTGAACTTTCCATTGCTTAATCCAGTGATACAAGTATGGGAGAACAGTCGTGTACTCCAAAGCAGAATGTTCCATGTCAAAAGTTAGCATGCACTTAGATGAATCTAGTTTGAGGAATTCTCTGTCTAAACCCTCCCAGGTTTCCCAAAGTGTCAGATCCCCATACTTGCTAGCTGACATTGTCATTTCGACTACTCTCGTGTGAACATTGTGTTTACAAGACAGTGCAGCTGGCAAGCAATATCCAATGGCTGCATCAGCGACTTGGTCTGGTGTGAGCAAAGTATTAAAGATCAATTGAGCAGAAGTGTTGCAGTGCAATAACAGTGATGAGTAAGACCCTCCTCCATCTGCAAGGCACACGAAGAGAGTGAATGATCCGACTTCTACTTTCGAATGCGATATGATCTCTAGAAGCTTGTACTTAGCTCCAGGAGATAGACTTCCAAACTTAGAGACTTTATGCATATTCTTCAATGCAGGTGTGACTGTCTCAGGGGTCTCTAATTTAGGGATGTTCATGGTGTAACTTGAGTTTAATACTAGTGGATTGAATAATCCTATAGAAGGAATGGCTAATTCCCTAGGATCCATGTAATAGCGTATGAATCTGTCGCGCTGGGGTAGATTCTTCCTGGCGAGTGACAACGATACATCACAATCTGGGGTGATCCAAATATTCACAAAATTCTCTCTCATTGGTATTTTCTCAAGCACTTTCCTTTCTGTCAACCCATGATTCTTTGCCAAGTGCTCGAAGAAAGTAGAGGAATTCTTCTTCATGAATGATGTTACATAACTCAGTTTGTGACTTTCATATTTGTGCTCTATCAATAGTAGAGGGGGGTCTTGCTCAAAGTTGTGATTAACTAGGATCTTCCATATAGCTCCCAAGAAAGGTCTGAAAACTTGCTTAGCAATCGAAGATGTCAAATAAGCCGATGACACCGGAGACAATGCTAAAAGATCGTACAGATTGCCTGATTCAACTATGGCCAATAGAATCTTTGTGTATGGAGCAATGTCGACTGGGACCACTGGGTGAGAAATCACTTCTTGCAATGTCTTTTTGAGGGCTTCAAGTCTTTGCCTACATCCAAAGAATCCCCTTAAGGCCATCATGACACCTATGTGTAAAAGCAATCGCTTGAGATCTGTGATCTTGAATAATGTTGTATTGTATTGCGTGGTGAATCTACTCGAGCCTGTGACTTTATCACCAGACTGGCTCAAACCTCTCTCATGCTGAAATAATTGATTACCGAGTTGGTTAGCAACAAAAGCACACACTCCATCTTCAGGTTCAATCCCAACAGGGAACCCAGTCATATCAAATGACTTCTGGTGTTCTATTTCTCTCCTCATTGCTCTTTCCATTTCAGGGGAGATGACGAAATCGATCGGATACACTAGCAGATGCTCTGAAATTGGAGAATCTAGGTAAAATACTGGGTCCTCTAAGGCTAACGTGCAACACTCCTTTTTAATCCTCACATTGAATTGAGTAGGAGGTGGAAGACTAATTGCTAGCTCAAATATCACATAATTGCGAAGTTTCTGGAAGAAAATCATGTAATCGGTAGATCCCTCTATGAAAGACAATAAATAATTGGAAGATATCTTCACGTATGTTGATACTGCGCTTTGCGTGCTCAAGTAGGATCCTTTGTCTTCTATCTCCGTCTTGAACCTGTGCTTATAGCTTCCTGATCCCCCAGAAGGTTGCACATCCATGAGTTCCTGAGCCACACCAGGTACTTTAGAACTCAGAATCAGACTCAACGCCTCAAGCACATCATCAGAAGCTCCAAGTGTTTTCATCCACCCCCAGAGTTTCAACAAATGTCTAACTCCTTCTCCCTCGCTCCTTCCTACTAGATTTACCAGCTTGAGAGTAGGGACACTGTCTTTTGTCGCACTCCCTCTGTACACATCAAGAGGGCCCTTCACAGTGTGGTAAGCCCTCTCATCTAGAGTCACTTGTGGCATTGGCAAGACAATGAGAGATTCTGATAGTTTCTCTCTAGTGTAGCTCCCGTTATAATCTATCTGTTCAGATGCTGCAGGACTATAGGGGCCATCAAGCTTGTCTGGGAGGTATCCAGCTGCTAATGCCATGTGATACAGTCGCAGTGTGTATGTACAATCTTTGAAGATCTTGTGATCAAAGCAAAATCTGGTGTATGAGATGATAAACTTCTCTCCTTGGCGAGGTGTAGCATCATTCGGATGTTGTGTGTAATAGACCCCTAGCACTCCCTCGAAGAAGTTGTCACACTCTCTAATGATTGGATGCAATGTTGCCCTTATGTTCTGTAGCAACATCCTACTCAAGAACTCAATCTGATTTGACCACGATCCATTCTGTCTATCCAGAGACGCTTCCTTTGTTTTATGGCGCTTATCAAATTCAACAGTCTTCGCTAGTGTGGATAAGCGCGTAAAACGATTCAAAACTTGATAGCACTCACCAACGAGAGTGCATTCTAGTATACTGTGAGCTAAACTTAGATCTAATTCTTTCAGCTTAGTCAACTCCCAAGCAAGATCAGTTCTAGCCTTTTTGCTCAGATGGTGGAGGAATTTCATCAGCCTTTTGTTTTTCACTCTTGGTGATTCCCTAAGATACTTTTCAATCAAGTCTCTGATGAAAGCCTCTGGAGATATAGTGACTGCTGTCGGGATGCTAAATGGATCTACAATGATCTTCAACGCAGTTTCTCGGTTAAACCAGCCAGGTTTAACTTTCAAGAAAGGCGCTATATATCGTCTTAATCCTGGTTCTAGAGTCCACAATTGTCTGAAGATACTGTATGAGTCAGTTAGGTGATCTCCATGCCCAGAGTAATAGAATCCATACAACTGAATGAATGGAAGGAAGCCTCCATCTGTCGTTGCACAACTCAGGAGAGCAAGAGTGGGTTCTGGAGTGCTAGCAAATGATCTCCATCGAGTATCTCCTAATAAGTTGATGTAAGCTTCCAAATATGCAACCATAGGACCAATGAGAGGATCTGCAGAAGATGCTGCTACTGCAACCCCAGTGTTCATAGCAGTGGATATGATGTTGTTGATCCCCATCGACCCTTCGGAACCTTCAGCAAATGCTCGTGTAACTTGCTTTAATCCTATACTGACAGGTGAAGACTTATAATAATACGCTCTATGGTAATTGAAGAGTTCACTACTATACCATGTTTCTTCAGGTTTGAGTTTTAACCCGATGTGAATGAACTCCTGAGCCAACA